TAGCCCATCAGTGAATGTGAAGCCAATGACTGCTCCTGCACTGTCATCCCAACCGAGTACTGTGTCATTACCCGGATCAGCCAGAGCTTGTATGTCCCCGAGCATCCCACCGTTCTCTACCAGCACATCATTCAATGTGCTCGGCGTGATGAGGACTGTATTGGAGGACAAGGCTTCCGCTTGCACCGTGCTGGCACGGTCGGTAGCATCATACTTGGTGGCGACAGCCGTGGATATCGCAGAGAACTCCCCATCTACGTCAGAACCCAAGATGACCTTTTCCGGGTCTCCCGTAGAGAGAGCGTCCTTTGCTGTGAAGTTAGTTACTTGGGAATAGTCACTCATGCTGCTCGTCCTAGTTTGGCTAGTAACTCGATCTGTTGGATCGAAAACGATGTGTCAAGACTGGCAGTCAGTCCGACTTTGAAGTATTGCCCTGTGATACGGGCTGGAATTCTTTGGATTGTGAGGGATATTGGTCCGGACCATTCATCCTCATTCCACTTGGATATCCCCCACTCCGATGCCCCTAGAGGTGCAGCGAGTGTGGTAGTATAAGAGTTAAATGAGGTATCAAAATCTGTTGACCACTTGTACACGATATTACCGTCAAGAGATGTGAAGATGATAGCTCCAATCTTCTTCAGAATCTTGAGCCTGTTGCCCAATTCCTCTCCAAGCTCGAGCCATGGAGACTCATAGTCAATGGCAATCTTGGTCCCATCATCTGTAAAGCCAGAGTATTTGTAGACATTGCCTGCACCTCCCATAAGGAGGTCCCCACTCTCTCTGGCACTCCAGGATGTTGGAGCTAGATCCCACTGGAAAATAGGTAAAAGCTGAATATCCTGAGATGCTGCACTGTAAGGGCGGCTGGCATCAAAGGCATAGGATAGGGATAAGGAGGGGAAGGAGAGGATGTACAGCCCTTCTACATCTGAATACGTGCTGCGGATCTCTCCGGCAGTAGATGAGCGGTATGCACTCATCAGGTCAGTAGTAATAGCACGACTGACAGTGTTGGTTGGGTTGCTACGTTCCTGAATAACTCGTGAGAGTGACTGCACCCCATTCAAGGACAGGTACAGTAAGTCAGTCTCTCCGATAGCTTGCAGTGTCTTCTGGTCGACACAGCCAGTGCCCGATATGACATCTACCACATAGGCATTGGCTGGATTCAAGCCCAGTTCAGAGCCAGTCCCATCGATGATGAACACTATATGTCGCATACCAAAGACAACCAGTGCCCCGTTGTAGCCAATGATCGCAGTTATACGGTCTTGTCCATTGGTCCAGATGTTACTGAAGTCAATAGAGCCTGCTCCGCTACCTCCCCAGTCTGCCTCATCCAGCAGTCCTGAGTACTTGAGGTTAGCACCATCAGCACTATCTACCTGCCATACCCTGCCATAGGCTACTCCGGCAATGCCGGATGTGGGGGCTGTACCCGACGATTCGGATACGTAAGCGAAGGTTGTACCCGTGTAAATTGATAATTTCTGTCCTGACTGAAAGGCCAAGCACTTATCATTGAAGTTATGAAACAGCCAGTTACCGTCTGCATCAGTTACTGAGCCACTGACATCATTACCTTCAGGGTCATCTATGTTGTTGCCTATTCCGCCATCCCATGCCTGGATCATCTCTACTGTGCCAGCAGCTACGATGTACTCATGGAGAGACTCGATGTTAGGGGTGGATGTGATAGCAGTGGTGGTCTGGTCTGTCTGCCCCAGACGGGATGCTAATATCCCTTCTTTGTTAATGCGAAGGTTCGTGGCTACCGTGGCATACGTCGGGGGAAGTAACCTCCCTCTTGCCTCACGGTTTAACCCGAGCCAGCCAGGGGCTACCAGATCAATTGTGACAAGCTGTTGTGCCATTATTCCGGAACCAGATTATAGTCGCCTTGCTCAGCAGCATCGAGAGATACTGCATCACGTAGGGCTTTAGCCTCTTTAGCCTCACTGAACTGGGAGTTAATACCCAGCTCCTCTCCACGTTCCTCGAGGATATACCGTATCAATCCCATCTCTATGGGACGGACAGGAACCTTAACAGTGGTAGCCAGATCTGCTTCTACTGCTGCATCTAGCCTGTCCTGTGGAGTAACCAAATATATCCTGACTGACTTCGTAGAAGCCGGAGTAGGGTACACATAGAGAGTGAGGGCATCACCAGAGGTGTTGTCCAGAGCGAAGAACCTGGGGTCAGAGGTACTGGTGGGATCCATCTCTCTACGGTACAGGAGATCTGCTAAATCCAGCTCCTGTAACCGAGAAGGGTTGCTGGAATCCGTGACGTCAAACGCTAGGGCAACTTCTTGGCCTCTTAGCGGGTCCTGAATTCTAACAACCCTGCTGGTTTCTTTTCCACCTGTAACTGTCGCTGTCCCATTAGCCCCTCCCGGTTCTGGGATAGTGATCGAGGATGTCACCGCATGACGTAGTGCTCGCCAATTATGAGCTGCCTCTACTTCCTCTTTAATCTGGTTAGCCATCTCTGCTATCAGCAGATGATTGACATCACTGATCACAGTAGTAGTAGCGGCTATCTCAGCTTCACCTGTGATGCGAAGTGCTCGATTTAGAAGTTGTTTGAATGTGACTGCCATTTACTTGATCTCGCGATCTTCCGCTGTAGTCGACACAGAGCCAGTGGCTCCAGTATTCTTTTTACCCTTCATTTTCTTAGCGAAAGCATATACACCTACTGCGAATGCCAAGAATACCAAAAAATATAAACCTTCCATTATGTGCTCCTTTATGAATCTGCTGTCACTAGCATAACTGCATGTGCTGGTAGCAGGTCTACAGCTCCATAGGAGCCGCCTGCATCCACATCTCCACCATTATTGAGAGTGGTATCTTGTGCTCTGGTAGTGCGAATGCCGTTAAGCACCGTGCTACGCACATCTACATGTACCCACTTCTTCCCTACACCGGGGTCTGGTAGCTGACAAGCTAGTGCAATCCCGTCTCCGTGGACAGTGCCTCCAGGCCAGTCAGAACGAAGCACCCAGATGTACTTCTCAGTTGCAGCAAGAGTATCAAACTGCTCCCAATAGAAGTCTCCAATGCCTGTCTCGTAGTCAGGAGACCTCAGAGTAAAGTCGGCATCTGTTCCGTTGACTGCCGTTGCAGGGTCATAAGTTCCCAAGGTGGGAGGATTGGTGCTGACGGTATCCCCACAGGGGAATACGTCCTCATCTAGATTCGGGAAGGGGTAGCGATTGTCAATATTGATTGCAGTACAAGTTCCTGTCAAGCGACATACGGCAGTTATGAACCGTGCCACATTGTAGTCCTCTGTTCTCCACACACCTCCCGGTAAGTCGGCTGGGTCGAGCATCTGGAACTGATTGAGAATCAAGTGCGCTCCATACTTCCCCCAGATATGTGAGCCTTCCGCCACAAGGGAAGCCTTAGTACGAGCCATGTACCTTCCGAAAACCCCAAACTGATTAAATCTCAGCTCATAATTCAGGTTGGTGTTATCCTTATAACATCCGATCTTCCCCGGCATTGATTCCGAAACACCAAAATCCCATATCTGGTAGAACTCATTAGCAGTCATGGCATGGGTGGATGATCCTAGGCTGCCGTTAGAAGCGTTGAACTCCGAACCATCCTTTGATGCATTGCGGCCAAGTGCCATGCTTGATCCGTAGATAGTTTTGTATGCTTCCTTACATAGTTTAACTCCGCGGCGATACATCCGGCACCCACCGTAATTAGCTTCTGTACCTGATCCATCTGTCTCATCGGAAGTTGAGTCAGCAGAACTATTATTATTGAAGTCCTGATTGTCAGCGACGCGGGGGGAGACCCCGTATTGCCAAACTCTTTGAGGTAACATCGGCACAACATCCCAATAGACTCCATCGATAAAATCTATCATTCGACCGTTAGTATTGGGAGTGGTATGTACGTCAAAAAATCCCTGAATGTATGCTTCCCCGTAGTTCTGGGATTTCCCGTTATCATCAAGGAACTGTTGCGCCCAGTTCATTCGGGAGTACTCTACCGACCAACCTGCCTGTACCTGATTACCGTCTGAGTCACGGAGATACCACTGTGTAGTGCCATCCTGCCCGTTAACTAGCTCATATATCCAATCTACAGCACTTGCACTGGGAGGATTATAGAACTCAACTTTGCGTACTACCGCAGGAGATTGGTAAGTGATCAATTTAATATCAGGATTAAAAGTCTTTAGACTCTTGTAGTATCCTGTGTAGGTGGAGTTTTTGGTGGGGTAGGGTCCACCACCTTGTGCGATATTTATATCCTTCTCACCGTTATACTCTTTATCGGGAGAATCAACTAGCTGAAATGCATTACTTATTTGATATCCACCAGTCAGAAACCATGCGTTACCAGGCCACGATCCACTAGGAGTGACAACAGTCGTATCCTCGATAATGATAGGGAAGCTGTCAGTAAGAGCTGTGTCTGAATTGTCATCTGTGGCTGTAGCAATGATGCCTGTAGTCGTGCCGACTATGCCAGTCCCATCATACGTAAATGTAGGATCAGAATATGTGACTCCAGTTGGAAGTCCTCCTCCACCTGACCCCGAACCTTTGGTTCCTTCAGACTTAACGTAGTCCTTTGGCTCAACACCTTCTGTACATTGTGCTCCAGATAAATAGATACTGTTACTTCCGTTCCGGCTAACACTTCTATCGGCGTCAGCGTCAGCAATACCAAGCTGTATCCATCCGGTCGGATCAGCCCCCCCTGTAGTGAAGGTCAATTCGCAACGATACCATCCGCCGCCGGCATCACTGATGTCAGCAGCATCTAGATTGCTATCCAGAGTGCCTATCACCCCGTTGGTAAGATCAAAATATTGCTTTGAGTTAGCTGGAGTACTCCAAGTATCCAAAGAGATGTTCAGCCAGTCCTTGACACTTTTCTTGGCATAAACTGACACGGTGTACTGAGTACTGAGACTCAGGGTGAGGAGTTGTCGAACGTAGCACTGTGCCGATCCTCCGGCATTGTCGATAATCAGTTCGTCGGCTACAGTCGTATCAGCAGGAGCTGTGGTAGCTCCAGTAGTGATAGCCCCATTAGTCGCATTCCAGGCAGCGTTATCAAATGCCTCTGTCCAGAGAAGTTCATTATCATACGAGGCTCCTCCGACATTTAGAGTAATTGCAATAGGAGTAACGCCACTGACATCTTGGCTCAGATCATATGTGGAACCTGTACCATGCTCAAATGTGGGTGCTGGAGTGCTCGTCCATACGGGGGAAGCAGTAACGGTAATAGTAACTGACGAAGATGTAGTTGTGTCTTCTCCATCAGTGACATCAAAGAAGATACCCGTAGTCGTCGCTGCCCCAACGGATGATGTAGCAGTTAGAGTGCCGTCTTCATCCAGTGTGACCTCTGCTGGCAGAGCAGTTGACCCTACTGCTAAGGAGAATGTAAGCTGATCTCCATCAGCATCAGTAACATCCTGTGCCAGATCGTAAGTACCTCCACCAGAAGCTGCCCACGATACAGATGGCGTAGTATCCCACACCGGAGCATTATTGACAGGAGGAGGTGTGCCACCAACACCCTCCAAGGCAATAACTCTTGCTTCTAGCAAGGAGGTCTTACCTAGTGGTGTATATCTACGATCCGAACTCATCTTCTGGGAAGGTATCCAATCCCCATCCGAAAGCATGTTCCTGTACGAATATGCGTCCTGGAGGAGCGTAATTGTGAAAGTCTTGTGGACGAACCAGGGTTGCTTCCCCCCAGTCCTTGTTAGGCTTCTTGCCTTTGTTCAGAGATATGATGACTGGCATCTTCTGCCAGCCTAGCTGTTCCATTGCCCAGTAACGATTGGTACCACAGGCAATGTACATGTGAGGGTTTCTACCAACATTGTCTGCACCCCACCTGTGCATGTTGAACGTGCCCTTGGGGAAGTGTCCGTAGATGAGGACAGGGTGTCTAACCCCTTCATCCCGGATACTTTCCAAAAGACGGACCCTCCACTTCAATTTCCTATCTCTAGGTCGTCGAAGTGGAAGATCCATTGGGAAGTAAGGGAGATACCAGAGATTGTATCGCTCTACGTCGAGCACAATATCAGGCTTCCTCTCCCTCACCTGTTATCTCCGATTACGTAGTCGGGACAACACCGTTGAGGAACGAAGTCGGGCGAACAATCTTGTTGCCCCAAATCATATCAACAGTAAACAGGTCAGCAAGGTACTCTTGCTTGTATTGCGACTGGGAGCGAACTCCGAGCTGCTCAACTAATACCAGAGCGTCCTTTTGGTACATCTGGAAAAGTTGGACCTGTGCTGCGCCAGCAGAGTCGTCAATCTCTGGCAGGTTAGTCGTTACAAAGACTTCCATGCCATAGACATCGCCGATGAGACCGTTGCGGATCGTGTTACCAGATCCTGTCTCACCAACAAACGCTTGCTCTGTGAAGCGTGCAAGACCTAAGAGGTCTTTCTTAACGATAGTCGGAACTACCATTACGCGACCAGCCATAGGAGCATCAACATCATCAAGAGCCTTAATCATCGTGCGGACACCCGCATCAGATAGGTCTGTAGACGTTGCGCTTTGATCCCAAGTCGTGCCATCACCTTCGTAGATCGTTCCTGTTACATCCATGTCGTCTTGGACAATACCGGCTGTAACGGTCGTGATCGTTGCATCAGCGCGTAATCCTTCGAGGATCAGTTGCGTATCAACTTCTTTGGCGATAGCGTAGCCGCCATCATCAGTGTAGAAACTACGGAGAGATGCGAGAGCCTGTACATCAACAATATCTTCTACGAGACGGGAGTACTCGTAATGCTTGTTGATCAGGATATCGACACCACTATCCGTGCCGTGAGAGATAAACGTTACCAGGTTCTGCTCGGTGTGCGAGTTTGCAGCAGCGCGAGAAGGTGTCGGTACGTGAATCGTATCGCCTTTCTTTCCTCGGTGGTTCAGTTTCCGTACGTTGTTTGCAAGCACAAGATTCTTCTTGTATGCAGCAACGACCTCATCTGACCATAGTTCCGGTATAAAATTGGGAACTTCGGAGGCGATAATATGGTCTGTGCCAAATGCCATTTCTTAATTCCTAAGAGGTTGGGGGTAAATTATTTGACGCGTCCCTCATGGTAAGCCTTAATGATCTCCTGCTGGAAGCTTTCATCCTCATATGCTTCAGGATCTTCCAGTTTAAGGCGGATCAAGTCTAACCTTCGGTATGTCTTACCAACAGGGATGTCACCTGTTTGAGATGCACCAGTTGTGACAGTACTTGCCTTCTTTGCTTCCTTCAGGGCCACTTCCGATATATCCTCTGCGTCAGCAGACTCCGTATGGGAGGCTTTCCATTCATCAAGCAAGTCAGTCCCAGCCTGGAAGTCCTTATTGTAGGCTTCCCTGGCTGCTCGTAAGCGTGTTGGTGATTCATTCACCCACTTACGAAAGTCCTCTTTCTGGGCAATCTCGCCAGCATCAGGGTGTCGAGTAGCAAAGTCGGCTTGCGCCGCTGTTAATGCGTCCTCGTCTTCTTTTGCTTGGCGCTTCCGTGCATCCTTCGTTAGCCGTGCCTCCACGACGCGAGAGATGGATTCGGTAGGGTTGTCGATCAGATCAGTTGAAGATATGTCGGGGAGAGGTTCGTCCTCGATATCCGCTGGATCTGCTCCACCTTTCTGTAAGTCGGATGGGCGCTTCAGTTCAAGCAACCTGTCTGTCAGCTGCTTGTATTGACCTAACTCGTTGGCTGACCGGCCAAGGGCTGATTCTGCGTTTCGATGCATGTCGATCACATCGTCTACGCTCTTGCCTTTGTATTTCTCCGGTACTTCATGCTCCGGTGCAGGTTCAGCCTGTTCTACTGGAGCCGTTGCTTCTGTAAGGTCTTTCTTAAGTTCTGTCAAATCGCCTGGTGCGTTGTTCACATCGACTAATGCAGTCATAATAGTTTACTCCGTTCCGTCTGTTAAGATTATGGTCAGGGATTAAGAGATAACATCGGAGAGTCAGCTACCTGGCGCACGGTTGAAATATTCACCTTCACCGTGTTCCTTTTCAAACGCTTTCTCTTTTTCCGCTTGCTTGGTGTGCATGTCCGCCCACTTGCGCTCGAACTCAGGGGATACGTTAGCTTGCGCTCCCATAGCCAACCAGTTCGGTTGTGCAAGTTTCAGGAATACACGCTTGCTCTCATTTTCGCACTCAGGGCATGTCTGGGTTTTCTGGTCCCATTTGACAATTGCACTGTGTACGTGAGAACAAGTTTGGCATCGGAAGTCGTGGATCGGCATTATTCGTAATCGAATTCGCCGTCTAGGACTTCTTCTTCCTCTGATGATTGAGTTGCCATTGCCAGAGCTTCAAACTCGGCTGCTGTCGACTCCGGAAGTTTCAATAGATCCTGGATTACGGCAAGTTTGCCTGCCTGAAGTCTGTTGGCTTCCCAAGTGGTCGCATTGAGTACTGCTGCTCGTGTCGCTTCGAATTGGAACTCAAACCATTCGGCCATGAGTTTCCACCCATTTGACTCAAACATCAGTTCAAACGATCTCAACCTAGTTTGCTGCTCATTATCAAGATACTTGATAAGTGAAGGGTCAATCATCTACTCTCTCCCAGTTTACTTACTTTGAAGGTTTGTCAGGGGATGCCTGATCCTTCTCATCAACCACGACTCTGCGTTCCTCAAGATCGAGACGCCGTGAGTCGAGTTCGTTAGCTGTTCTAGCCTCATTAAGTTCCTCAAGCTGGATTTTGATGCGTTGTTCCTCACCGTCCTGCTTGCGGTCCTCAAGGGATGCTTTACGAGCAGCTACCAATGCCTCGTTCAGGATCTTCCTGATCTCAGCCATTGTCTTTTGATTCTCCAACATGATAGCCTGGGCCTGTGCTTTCTGAGCCTCGAATGCCAAGTCCTCAAGTTCCTTCTTACGAGCCTGCTCCTCCTCAGAGGGGGGTTCCATGGCTGTGTCAATAACCTTATTGAGTTCAGCCTTATTCTGGATACTTGAGAGTTCTACGATAGACTTGGTAAGTGCTAACGCAGCGTTTGGAGCTACCTCACTCGGCATCATACCGAGGAGCTGTGTCAGTTGCATGGACTCGACTTCACGAGCCATAATACCCATTGCAGCGTTCACCTTGAACGAGAAGTCCGAGGGGTAACGTTGCGGATCAAATTGCATATACCTA